ACAACAAGACATCTTTAACATCTCCTTGTAGCACACCACCCTGTATCGCGGCACCTAATGCCACAACTTCATCTGGGTTTACACCTTTGTTTGGTTCTTTTCCAAAGAATGTTTTGACTGTTTCTATTACTTTTGGCATACGTGTCATACCACCAACCAATACAACGTCACTGATATCACCTGCTTTTATGTCTGCATCTTTGATAGCCTGCTTACAAGGTGCAAGTGTTCTTTCAATCAGTTCACCTACCAATGATTCTAGTTTTGCTCTAGTCATCTTCATTGCTATGTGTTTTGGTCCTGACTTGTCTGCTGTAATAAACGGCAAGTTCACATCTGTTTCACTAGCACTAGAAAGTTCTATCTTAGCCTTTTCAGCCGCCTCTCTAACACGTTGTACAGCCAACTTGTCGCTTGTTAGGTCAATGCCATTATCTTTTTTGAACTCATTAATAATGTAATTTGTGATTGCCGAATCGAAATCTTCACCACCCAAAGATGTGTCACCGTTGGTTGATTTGACCTCGAACACTCCATCGCCTAGTTCTAATATTGAAATATCAAATGTACCACCACCTAAGTCGTACACTGCAACCGTACCTGACTTCTTCTTATCAAGTCCATACGCCAATGCCGCCGCCGTTGGTTCGTTTATTATTCTTTCAACTTCTAGACCTGCAATTTTACCTGCGTCCTTTGTAGCCTTTCTTTGGCTATCATTGAAGTATGCTGGGACAGTGATTACTGCCTTTGTTACTTCTTGACCCAGATATTTCTCTGCTGTCTCTTTCATCTTACGAAGTACATTTGCAGATATCTCTGATGGTGAAAACTTTTTATTATTTGCTTTTATCCACGCATCACCGTTGTCTGCCTTAACTATTTCGTAAGGTAAAGTCTTAATGTCTTTTTGTACTGAATCGCCGTCAAAAGTTCTACCAATCAATCGCTTTGAAGCGAAGATTGTATTCTTACTATTACTAACGGCTTGTCGTTTTGCTGGTGCACCAACCAATATCTCTGAGTCGCTATAAGCAACCACACTTGGAGTGGTCCTCGCTCCTTCTGTGTTTTCAATCACCTTGGAACTTTTACCTTCCATAAGTGCAACACAACTATTGGTAGTACCCAAGTCTATTCCTATTATCTTTGCCATTTTTATTTTTCTCCTTATTAAGCAAGTTAAAAATATGCTCAGTATATTATATAAGCATTAATATCTAAATGTCAAGAGTATTTTGGAAAAATTAATGTAGGGTCTCGTTTTTGGTAGCACACTTGGTTTCCATCATAAACATGATGTCTGTGGTCTTTACTTTTGGTTCGTTTTCGAAAAGTGTTGCCCAAGCATCTTTATAATCCATTGCATATACATTGTATTGTCCGTCTTTGACAATGAATTCGTATAGATTAACTGCGTAATCTCTGCCAGTGGTTGAACTACTAAAAGTTTTCTTTTTTTTGGGGTGCGAGTGTGACATCGTATGAAATATAAAGTACACAGGCACTTGGGTCATTTGGCATTGTTAGGACTGCCGCCGTGCTGGTACCTTCGTTGTTGACATAGTAGAGAACCATAAACACTACTTCTCCATCTGGGTTTGCACCTTTTTTGCCAAAGGATGCATGAAGTAAGTGTAAGTTCATTCTTTCCATTTTGTCCATGACTGCTTGGTGCGGTCCACATACCACAGGAACTTCGTTCCAATTGAATGGCTCTCCCACTGGTGGTAATGTACCTCTATGATCCGCTGATAGTGATATGCTAGATAAGAAATAAACGAGTACTGTTGCTAAGAATAGTTTTTTCATGAACAGTAGTATTTATTTCTTTTTCTTTTTCTTTTTTAAAGTCTCTTGTCTGCGCCATTGTTTCGGAGACATTGTTTTTGGAGGTAGGTATAAGTTGTTGGCGTTACCTGATCCTAAATCTTGACTGGTTACTCCGTAGGGTATCTTTTCGACTTTGCCACCTTTTTTAAGAAAGGCTTGCATCAGACGTTCGTTCTCTGCAATTTTATCGTCCGAAGTTCTTTCGTCTTCTTTGTGGAATTTATAACTTCTCACTCTTTTCCTTTCTCAGATCAGAGTATAAAAGTCGACTATGCTCTATTCTGGATTGCGTCTATTATTGCCTGCCCTAATGATTTAGCAGAAACAATTATCTGATCTGCCCATTCTGGCTGTACAAGGTAAATGTACATTATAACAGCACCTATTATCATGCCTTTTATCATATTGCCTTCCTGTTGCCTTTCGTTATATTAACATGGTTGAACATCATTGTCAATTCTTTTCCTTGTCTTTGCCTGCGTTGTTTTGTGACATTGGATCAGGTATCTCTTTAATGCCTGAGACTTTCCATTCTGGAAATCTATTTTCAATATCTTTTCCGTGTTCACTATAAACAAATGTCTCTATTGTGACATTGCCTCTCTTCATTGTAAATTCATATGCCTTCATTAATACCTCAAATATTTTCTTTTATACCAACCATAAAATCTCTTGTTGCTAAAAAATTTTGCAACATCACTTGCCGGAACTTGATCACTTCTAATACACTCTGCAAGTGCAATCCAATCTTCCTTCTCTGAAGACTTGTGACTGTTCTTTATAGTCTTAATTAATTTTTTCTTTTTATATGTGCTGACTGTCATTAGTGTAATATTTTCTTTTTAAGTTCATCTTGAAATGGTCTGATGTCTCTACTATTTTCTGCAAATACATTTAATAATTTTTCAAAGTCCTCCTGAGGTAGACAACTTCTATATAATCTTAAACCCAATGCAACAAAGACACTAGCAACCATTTGCGGATCTTGATCCACTGTGTGATTAACCATATCCCTGAACAACTCATCATACATCTTTTGGTGTGTTTCGTCTACTCCTAGTTTCTTTTTGATATCATCTGACATTAATCTAATCTCTTATATGCTTTTAATAAATGTTGTAGAACCTTCTCCCAATATGCTTTAAACCAAGGATCCTGAGCATTCATCATACTAGTCCTAGCATTACGGATTAGTCTCTCCTTACTAGGTTCAAACATTTTAGTGAGTTGATTGGACATCAGTTACTCCCCATGGTTCTGTTAATTTTTTGATTGTATCGTTAATCTCATAAAGTTGTTCTTCCAAAACTATAACTCTTTTCACATCTGTTGTAAATTGTAGTTCATCTTCTATGGAAATTTTTTGCCTTTCCAGTTCAGCAATTCTGTATTTTTTGTTATCTTCAATCATCATATCTCCCTAGTATCCTAATTTGCAATCTTGGTTGTTCCAATAGTCGCATTCTTCAATCTTCTTACTCATGCCATATTCTTCATTTGGAAAGAACTTAATTTGTTCTCCACAAATCCAACACACATCCTTTGCCTTGTAGCCAGGGTGCTTTGATCCTACTTGCCATTCGTTCATAGTCGATGAACAGCCTGTAAGTGTCACAAATAAAATAATTGTTGACAAAATTTTCTTCATACCTTATAGTAGCATCTACAAGCCAAAAAGTCAATGCCGTAAAATTGTTGATTTTGCTAGGTTTCTTGTAAATAAACGCATGACAAAAGTACTAGAACACAAACACATCATTATAAGAGCGGAAGTTTCACAGCCAATTACCAAAAGAAACAAAGCAATTAAGTTCCTAAACAGGATTATTAAAGCAATTGGCATGAAGTCTATGTATGGACCAACTGCTTCATACTGCAAAATGGCTGGCAACAGAGGCATCACAGCATTTGCAATAATAGAAACAAGTCATATTGCCATGCACATATGGGACGAAGTTAAGCCTGCCCTAGTACAACTTGACGTTTACACCTGCGGTCCATTCATACCAGAAAAAGTTTTAGAAATTCTTAAAGAACTTAACCCTACAAAGGTAGAACACAAATACTTAGATAGGGAAAAAGGCTTCACAGAACTTACCATATAAATACAAGTACATTTCATAATAATCTAATGGAGGAAGTTATGAACCTTAAATCCATTCAGATCAATCTACAACTTGGTCAAGAAATATTAGTTGGCAAAAAAGAAGAAAAAGCACGTATCACAAAGATAGAACATTTTGAGAAATCGGGTGACATTGTAATAAACACCACGAGAGGTACCCGTAAAGTGCTTACATTTAAACTATGTCCGGTAACAATATCAAGCGATCCTGCGGATCAATATAGGTAAATATTTGTATGAAAGTAACAGAATTCATATCACAAGAGGCAGGACCAGCCAGTAAGAAACTGTGCAGAAGTAAAAAACCTGATTCGGCACTAGGCGCAAGTCAGTTGGCTTCATGCAAATCACAAGGCTTTAGAAAACGCTCAGGCGAAAAATCATACAAGATAGGCAAAAAGAGAGTTTACGTTGCAGGGAAAAAGATTAAAGGAAAGCCATACGGCGGACCTTTACCTTTATACAAATAATGATTGAACCAGTTTGGACAAACAAAATTCTAGTCAGCACTCCTAAGATGAGGAGCGATTCTGCATTTGACAGAAGTGTTGTCTATCTATACGAAGAGTCACCACAGCACGTGGCAGGACTAGTAATCAATAAACCAACCAAAACGAAACTACAAAGAATATTTCAAGTTAAAGGTTTCAAGACAATCAACATTAAGGACCTTGTGTACCAGGGAGGACCTGTTAACCAAGGCAACATCATAATGATGCACACAGATGAATGGAGTTGTAAAAATACTCTTAACCTAGCAAATGGTGTGAGTATCACAAGTGATGTTAATATGTTGAAGAAGATGCACGAAGACGACCAACCAAAGCATTGGAGAGTGTTCAGTGGTCTGAGCATATGGTCACCTGGACAGTTAGAGGGTGAGATCAATAGCAAGTGTTGGATGACCGCTATACCCACTCCTGAATTAAGTCTTGAAACTCCCACATCACAAATCTATGAGAAGGCAATAGAAATTTGTAGCAAACAAATCATAGACAAGTACATCTAATTAACTGCCCACTTTATAATAAATACAAGTATGATCCGAAAAGAACCATTTAAGAAAATTACCGATGCCTTGAAAGAAGCAGGCAATTACAGAGTATTCAATGATGTTCTACGTGAGGCAGGAAACTATCCAAGAACAATATGGTATAGTCCATACGGAATTAAAAATGTAATCAATTGGTGTAGCAATGATTATCTAGGCATGGGTCAACACAAAGTCGTTATAGATGCAATGAAGACGGCAATTGATACAACTGGTGCTGGTAGTGGCGGCACAAGAAACATATCTGGCACAACACATTATCACGTTGCACTAGAATCTGAGATTGCTAGATGGCACAAAATGGAATCAGCACTGATTCACACTTCGGCATTTGTGGCAAATGAATGGACTTTAATATCATTAACAAAAATAATCAACGACATAGAATTCGTAAGTGACGATAACAATCACGCATCACTAATACAAGGCATAATAAAAAGTAAAGCCAAGAAGCATTTATTCAAACATAATAATATGCAAGACCTAGAAGATAAACTTAAGGCAGTCAAAGGTACTCCTTGTTTAATTTTTGAATCCGTGTACAGCATGGAAGGTGATGTTGCAACAATAAAAGAAATATTAGATCTAGCAGACAAATACAAAGCAATCACTTACATTGATGAAGTACACGCAGTTGGCTTGTACGGAGAAACAGGAGCAGGCTGGTTAGAAAAAATTGGCTTACAGGACAGAGTTGATATAGTAAGTGGCAGTTTCAGTAAAGCGGTTGGATTGCATGGTGGTTACATAGCAGGAGATAAAGAAGTGGTGGATGCCATTAGAAGTATATCGCCCGGCTTTATATTCACAACAAGCATTCCGCCAGTTATCTGTGCTGGAGCATTGGCGAGTGTTAAGTACCTTAAAGATGATGGCGGTAAAGAATTAAGACGTCTACATCAGGAAAAAGCAATGGAACTTAAAACATTATTAAAAGATTACAATATTGAAGTGTATCCTAATGAAACACATTTGGTTCCGGTCATGGTCAGAGATCCGGTCAAGTGTAAGAAGATAAGTGACACATTATTATTTGACCACGACATTTACGTTCAACCAATAAACTATCCCACAGTTGAAAAAGGAACTGAGAGATTAAGATTTGCTCCAACACCGTTGCACACAGACGCAATGATAAGTGATCTAGCAGACAAATTAAAAGAGGTATATCATGATTAAGAAATATATTTTTATGGCTTTAGGTTTTATAAGTTTAGCCATAGCATACATAGGCTTCATTACACCAGGAATTCCATTTAGCATATTCCTTGTGTTCTCTGCTTATTGTTTTGCAAAGTCAAACAAAAAAATGGAACGTTGGTTATACAACCATCCATGGTTCGGTAAGTTCCTTACAAACTGGACACAGAAGAAAGTGTTTCCACAAAAAGGCAAATACGCAATGGTATTTGTTATGTCCACTACACTTGCATTTACTTGGTACTTCACTGGCAACATGAAGGCAGTATTATGGTCAGGTGTGTTTATGGCACTGGTTGCCATTTGGGCATGGAGATTTCCTAGCACACTAGAAGAACACGCACGAAGAATCAAAAACGGCAAGAAAATTGGCTGGTTAAAATAATTGACTTTTTTTGGCATTCGTACTATAATATGGTATGAGTGATGAATATAAAGAAGAAGTGAAGTATGCACCTGATTGGCCACCAAAGCCTAAACAGAGTGTAGATCCAAGTGTCCACGCAACATTGGATAGTGTCACTGACCATGAGCCTACGAAAGCACAATACATCACAAAAATTAAAGAAGCATTACAAAAAGTTCACGACCCAGAGATTACAATAGACATTTACAATCTAGGTTTAATATATGATGTTAAGGTCACTGAAGACAAAGTGGTTCACGTATTAATGACTTTGACTTCTGCATTTTGTCCTGCCGCTGATCAAATACCTTTAGACATCATAGGACAGGTCACAGCCATAGAAGGAATTACAAACTGTCAGGTAAAAATTACCATGCAACCGCAATGGGGCAAGGAAATGATAGAACCTAGTATGAGGAGTTTGATGAACCTATGAACAATTATGTGAAAAGTTTAGCAAGTCATATATTCAAGAAGATGAACGAATATCAAACAGATGAGCAAGTTAGGAAAGAAAAGCCTATGCTTTGGCCCGCAGGTATATATTTCACAGAAAATAACATTAAAGAATGGATAGAGGAACATGACAGACAAATTTAATGTAACACCCTTATTTGGTATTCCTTTGTATCAATCTACATTACAGACTATTGACCAAGACAGCATAGACTATATCAAGAAAACAGAATACAAACGTTTTCCTGCTGACAACGGCTACGGATCCACAGATAAGTTTTTATTGGACAAGCCTGAATTGAAAAATTTGAAAACACTTGTTATGAGCCATTGCAATCATTTTATACATGAAGTTTTAGATGTTAAGAAAGATTGTAAATTTGATATGACTAACAGTTGGTCCACAAAACATCTTAAGGGTGACGAGAGTGGTGCACACAATCACGCAAACAGTATGTTGAGTGGTGTGCTGTATCTACAAACAGATGACGACAGTGGTGCAATCCTATTCCACAAAGACAAATCAAACTTTAATCTATTCACACCAACCATTGACGTGCCATTTAACAATGAAAAATTAAATGTATTCAACACAGACGGTTGGGCAATCAAACCTAAAAATAATATGCTCATATTATTCCCTAGCACATTATATCATTCGGTGTATCCTAACGAAAGCGACATTGAAAGATATGTGGTTGCTTTTAACCTATTTGCTTTTGGTAAATTTGGTTACGACAATGTGGTTCAATTAGGCATAGAAAACAAGACCGTTGCCTAGATTTAAGATAAATATTAACACTATGCACCAACCATACGATGATGATTTTCCTATGGAGGAGATAAACCTTGTGGACCTCTACAAGGAAGAAGTAGCATTCCTTAAAAAACAAAATGAATTCCTAGAGAAGTCTAAAAAATCTAAAGACCAGAGACAACGTTGGAAGAACGGAATAGTGATAGAATATTTCCAAAAGAGGATCAACGAAGAGATGGCACATCTTCAAACTATCAAAGACCAGATCCTAATGAAGACACGAACACTCCATTAATTTATGTTTAGTTGGCCCGAAAGAATTGTTGGCTATCTGCTATTAGGCTACCTAATATATGTATTAGTTTGTATGATACTAGGAACATTCAATATATTATAATCAATTAATATAGTTCGTCGCAGGATGAAAGCAGTTTGACCCATAGTTCATCATACTTCCAATTGACTCCGTGAACTTCTAGCATATATTTCTTCTGCAAAGGATATGCTTCTTCTTCCATTGCCCTTACGCATTCGAAAGGCTTGTTGGGTCCTACGACATCATTGTTGTCCTGCACATAGTGGATCAGTTCGTGCAACAACACACCTTTGTGGAAAGGGTCGTGTATATCGAAATCTTTGTTGAGGAACACAGTGTCGGTCTTTGGATCGTAGAATGCGTACAGGTGTCCGTGGGGTTCTTGATCCTCTTTATAATAAAGTGTGTTCAATTCCTGTTGGGTGAGTTGAATAATTCGTGGCGCATCTAGGTTGACATTGTAATTTGTTTCTGCACCTATCCAGAGGAGTAAAAAAGCAATTAACTCTTTCATATTAGTATTTAATTAAATTGGGAGTCCAGTTGGACTTGCACCCGGTTCATATTCGAGACAATAGATCTCGCCAGTGCTCATTGGTAAAGTTTCCATGAAATAATCTTTCATGTGACCAGCCGCCTCTTGGCACTGTTCGTTAGAATCAAATAGTTTATCTGTTTGAAACTGTTGGCAGTCTACACCCATACACACAATAATAATCATAATCCACTTCATAATAGTACTTAAATCCTTTGATGCTATGTTTCAGTACTACTATTACTGAAGATGCATGGCAGACTTGCAATACACCACTGGCAAGTTTTCATGCGAAAGAAATGAAGATGACAACCAAATGTGATTGGATTGTGAAGTGTGTATTTTGGCTGTCATCTTGTTCATATAAAGTATTTAGTTAATGAATAGGCTATTGACAGCAATTAGAAGGTGTGCTATGCTAGTTGACACCAATGAAATCCTACTTAATAAAGACTCGTCATACGGTAAATAGTAAAATAACGGTATAAACTATGAAAAAACGCACTAGAAGTATATTAGATGAACTGAGGAACATAGGTAGGATAAAGGACACAGAAGCCTTTATTGAAACTACCGGTAGCAATATCATCGAGAGTGCGATCAATTTACTACAAACAATCACAGAAAATTATCCACCTGAACAAGCACAAGAACTAGAAAGACGTTTTCTTAACTCAATTAGAAACCAAGACACGAAAAAGTTTAGAATGGGCATCAAGAAGATAATTGAAGGAAAGCAAAATGATACTGAATGAGGGTGGTAACATATTCAAAGATCCTAACGGACAGATAGCAACTAGAAGAATCAACAAGGCAGATGTTGCTCCTACACTGGCGTGGCTCGAACAAGTTACAGGTCTAGAATTATCAGCAAACACTTTGGGTACGACAGGCATCGCTCCTACCAGCGGAGACATAGATGTTGCTGTGGATCAAGGCAAAGTGACCAAAGACGAACTTGCTGACAAACTTACCCAGTGGGCAGTAAAGAACAAACAGGATCCAAAGCAATGGGTAAAGAAAAGTGGTATAAGTGTACACTTTAAAACTCCTATCAAAGGAAGTGCGAACAACGGATATGTGCAAACTGATTTGATGTTTGGTGACCCTAACTGGATGAAGTGGAGTCTACAAGGTGGGGAAGTAGGTAGCGAATACAAAGGATCTGATAGACACGTGATGATAGCCAGTATTGCAAAACCACAAGGTTATAAATGGAGTCACAAGGCAGGATTGTTAAACAGAGAAACCAATGAGCCGTTGACCAAAGATCCAAACAAGATAGCAGAATTATTGTTAGGCAAAGGTGCAACAAAAAATGATTTGAATAGTGTGGAAACAATTCACGCAAAAATAAAAGCAAGATCAGATTACGATAAACTTATCGCAGATGTAAAAGATTCATTTGCTAAAATAGGCAAGGCCCTACCTGAAAGTTCAGGACCAATTAAATGGTTCAGAAACATGATGAACCAAGTTAAAATATGAGAGTATTAGAATTTAAGAACATTGATCAAAAAAGATTAATCCTTAAAGAATTAAGTCCAGCAAGAATACACCATGCAGAAGATTTAATTTTTTGGGAAGGTTCAGCAGGAGCCATGAGAGCAGTGCAACAACTAGAACAACTAGCAAAGGGCACAAAGTCATTAACAATTAAATGGGACGGATCACCAGCGATAGTGTTTGGAAGAAATCCAAATGGAGAATTTATATTCACAGACAAGCACGGCTTTATGGCAAAAAGTTACGACGGTAGAGCAACTAATCCTGAAGACCTCGAAGGTGCTATAATGCAGAGAGCAAAAGATAAGAGCAAAGCAAAGTCATACAAACAATATGCAACTAAAATGAAAAGTGTGTTTGAATTATTTCAAAATGCAGTACCAAACAACTTCCAAGGATACTTTGTGGGAGATATGTTATACTTCAACACTCCTAAGAAAGTTGGCAATAGTTACGTATTTCAACCCAATGTGGTAAATTACCAAGTGCCTGCCGAAACAGACTTAGGTAAGAGAATAGGTACAAGTAGAGCAGGTGTCGTTGTTCACTACATGATGAGTGAAAAGGGTAGGACCATGCCTGTAAAAGATTTGAATATGATACAAGGAAATGATGTGTTGGCTATACCACCCACAACCGTTAACAAAAGTCAACCAGTAGACGTAAGTGCAGTCAACGAATTGAAAGGTATGATACAACAAAGTTCATCTGGTGTAGACAAATTACTAGACAGAAATGCTTTGGCAGGTATGAAACTTGCTGACTTTCCTAATTTGCTGTACACTTATCTAAACAGCAAAGTTGACGGAGGCATGAAAGGCTTGGGCAGTGACTTTGTTAAATGGTTGCAGAGTTCAGCAGTAACAGAGGTCAAGAAAGCACGTATAATGAATTACATCAAGGCAAACACGCAATCATTCATGGCATTGTGGAAGATCGTGAATGGTATTATGGTAGCCAAGGATAGCATAATAAGACAACTAGATAAGTCCAAAGGTGCCGTAAATGCCACTGTAAACGGTCAGCCAGGTGGCGAGGGATATGTTTTAAAATCACCTAAGGGCAACATCAAGTTGGTTAGACGTTCTGGGTTCACCAAAGCCAATAGAGCGATAAATAGATAAGGAGAACACAATGAGAGCGAATGAATTTATAACACCTATCAAAAAAGAGTTTCAAGATCCAGCAGATGATCCAAATGCGGGTTTCGACAAAGAATTCAAACAGGATTCAATATTCAATCAAATGGGTAAAATTCTAGACAGCAGAGGTAACCCTAGACCCTTAGATACTGTAATCACTGACGATGGTAAAAAGCACAAGGTGGACTTCAATCAGGCTAAGATGATTAGAATGCTATTGACAGCACCTCAAATCAAGCCAGACATAAAACGTCAATTCACAAAAGATATCCAACAAAGTGAAACACTAATGAAGTTTTTGCAGACTGATGACATGGGTGCATTGTTTAGATCAATGTATGGTGGAGCAGATGCAGAACCAACAAACTACTAATAACTTAGATTTCCTACACGATTTAT